AAACAATGGTAGCTTGGGATAAAGCAAAAGGTAAACAGTCTACAGGTAGTGGACAAAGAAGAGAAATCCAACGACTCACAATGGGTATTGGTGATACTAAATTAAGATTAGTAGGCGATGTAATGCCGCGTTACTGCTACTGGGTAGTAACAACAGAGGGTAAAAAAATGCCTGTAGAGTGTCTACAATTTAGCCGCGAAACAGAGTCATTTGATAATGGCGCACAAGATCCTTTTAAAGAAATTGATGATGCTATCTATGGTGATAAACCACAATTTTCATATGTTTGTAATGTAATTGATAGAGCAGATGGGCAGGTTAAACTGTTTGATCTTCGTTCTACAATTTATTCACAAATTGTAGATTATGCTACTAATCCTGATTATGGAAATCCATCAGACGATGATTCAGGATACGATCTTACTATCAAGAAAGAAAAAACAGGCCCACTTCCTCAAAATGTTAAATATACTTGTATTCCTGCACGTAACAATGCAGCACTAACAGATGCGGAAAAAGGTTTAGAACTATTCGATCTAAGTAAGATTTACAAGCGTCAAACATATGAAGAGCAAAAAGAATGGCTACTTAAAAATACTGCTTATTTTGCCGGAGATGTTTCCGATGAATTTAAACCACAAGAGGATGTGGATGACTTAGCATGAAGAAATCACTAGCGGATATGGGATCACCAAATATAGATCCTAGCCCTACTGAAGAAGCATCAACTAAATCGTTTGGTGCTTTTAAAAATATTAAGGGTGACCAAGCTACTATTGATCTAAATAAACTAAGAGAAATGAATATCTTTTTTGCTACTCCTTGTTATGGAGGAATGGTTACAGATCAATTCTTTTTATCAATGTTTAGAACTTCTCAAACATTTATGCAGCATGGTATTAATTTTAGAATTACTACACTACGTAATGAATCATTAATTACTCGTGGTCGTAATATTCTTACAGCTATGTTTTTAGAAAGTGATTGTACTCATTTAATGTTTATTGATGCGGACATTGAATATCAAGCAGATGATCTTCTTAGAATGATGGCGTATGATAAACCTATTATGGCAGCAGCTTATCCTAAAAAAGCTTTACCAATTCAGTATGCTATTAATTTTAAGTTTATTAATCAAGAAAAGAAACAAATTAGAATAGAAAATGGTGCAGTAGAAGTATTAGATGCTTCTACTGGATTCTTCTTAGTTAAGCGTGAAGTAGTTGAAAAAATGATGCAATCATATCCTGAATTGCATTATCGTAATGATTCTAATATTGATGAAAAATTTAATAAATATTGTTATTCATTTTTTGATACAATACATGATCCAGAAGATAATAGATATTTATCTGAAGATTATACATTCTGTAGAAGATGGCAAAAACTTGGTGGTGAGATTTGGTTAGATCCTAATACTAAATTAAATCATGTAGGAACTCACTCTTTTGAGGGTGATGTTACAAAGATTATAAATCAAGGTAAAGGCTGATAATTACGGCTCCTGGTATTAATTAGGAGCCGTTTACCATAAGGTTATTACTATGTTTAAATATGTTATACTTTTTATATTAATCTACTTGCCCGTAAATGCAGATGAAACAAAAATGTTAGCTATGATTGATTATATCACTCGTAATAGTAAGTATGAATATAAAGATCAGACTTTACCTAGTGTAGCAATAAAAACAACAGAGCAAATGTGTAAAGATTTATTTCTAGATGAAGTTCCCGATCCTTGTCATATTGCAGGATATTTTGAGCATGAAGCTAATAGAATTTTTATAGCAGATAAACCTTTAGAATCTATGAATGGTAAAGGATTTTATGACTCAGTACTAATACATGAATTAGTACATTTTTTACAATACGTAAATGGAGAATACGAAAAAGTATCTTGTAGAAGAGAACTAGAAAGAGATGCTTTTAATCTTCAAGATGACTATATTGATGATTTTAATCTTTCAGAAAAACTACATAATGACCCATTATTCGCACTAATGTCAAGTATGTGTGATATGTTTGATGACTGGGGTGCTGGGGGTGGTTAGAGAGTTAAATTCTTATAGCCTATATATGAATGTGTCTTTAAAAGAGGCACATTTTATGCATTGGTGCGTAAAAGGACATTTAATACCAGATGAATGGGCAGATGAACAAATAGTAATAATGTATGATAGTTATTTTAAAAGAATATGGGGAAATCATGAAATACAGGTATATTCCAGAGAGTCTTTTGAGATAGCATGGTATGAAAAATATTAAACATATAATTACAACTTCTAAAGAATATCAAGTAGAAGTTGAATGGATGATTACACAAAGATGTAATTATGAATGTTCATACTGTGCTAGTTATGATAATACGAGTGCTTTTATGTTTAAAACTTTAGAAGAATATACTACAGCTTTTAAATATCTTTCTAATTATTTTGGAAATAAAACTATAAAATTAAATTTTTTAGGTGGAGAACCCATGCTGTTTAAGCAATGGCCAGAACTTATTAACTATATTTCTGAGTATAATTATGTACCTAAAATAACTACTAACTTGTCAGTTCCTGTAAAAAGTTATATAAATAAACTAAATAAAGATTTAGGTAAATTTATAGTAGCCAGTTGGCATCCAGAATATGCTACTGATCAATTTATGAAAAATATTCAGTTACTTAATGATAATAATTTTATAAGAAGTGTTAGTGTATCAGCTCCGCAAGAATACTGGAGTCAAGCGATAAAAGTACTAAACATTTTAAGAACAAAATACGGAAAACAGTTTGCACATCTAACTAGAATTAAAGACGAAAGTAAACAAGGTATAAGTATTACTAATAACTTGATAGATTATACATCTGAGCAAGAAAAGTATTTTACATTTCATAGAGACTATCCCGTAGAAATTAAAATAATAGATGCTGAGGATAAAGTTAATGTGTATAATGAAATTGATACACATTCTATTAAATTTAAAGGGATGAATTGTGCAGTAGGAAGAGATAGTATACATATAACTCCTAATGGAGATGTATATCCTAGTGCATGTTTATTAAATTATAGAAAAGCTAGAATGGGAAATATCTATAGACAAGATATTATAAAACCTACTAGCAGTATACGTTGTCCTTTTGTAGCTTGTTATTGTGGACCTGATCAACGTATAGAAAAATGGGCATAGGTGTAGCCAGTTACAAAACTATATGGAACTACGTTCCCCGCTGCGGCACTTCGTGCCAACGCAACATCATATAGGCGACGCGTGTTCAATAGCTTTTCACCTACGGTGTAACTTTGTTCACTTGCTAGACAACTAAATTAGCATACTTTTCTACGAAAGACAATTTATCAAATGTTACAATTACAGTATAAGCACAAATATAATAATAAATGACAGTAATTAGTTTAGTTCAACCAAATTTTCCTATGAGTATAACTAAAGATAGATTTTTTCTACCATACTCAGCAGCTACAATTTGGGCATATATTGCAAGTTTTAATGATGAATCTATAAAACTAAATCAATTAGTATTTAAACGTGATCCTATAGAGCTAACCGCACAGGTTTTAGCTAAGGATGATGTTGTTGGTTTTTCTACTTATATGTGGAATCGTGAATACAATTTAAAACTAGCTGAATCTATTAAACAAATTAATCCTAACTGTATTATTGTGTTTGGCGGTCCTGAAATGGAAATATTAAATCCAGCACTTTTTACTATGTTTCCTTTTATTGATATGCATGTAATCAATGAAGGAGAAATTACTTTTAAACAAATTATTGATAACTTAGATGATTGGCATAAGATTAGTAATATAATATATAATGATAATGGACAAGTAGTAAAAACTAAACCCGGTCCTAGAATTATGGATTTAGATGTGTTACCTTCTCCTCATTTAACAGGAGTTTTTGATCATATTGTAAAAAATAATCCTAACTATAAATTTCATATGACTCTTGAAACAAATCGTGGCTGCCCTTATCAATGTACATTTTGTGATTGGGGTTCATTAACATATAATAAAATTAGAAAATTTGATATAGACAGAGTATTTGCTGAAATAGAATGGGCATACGCACAAGATAATATTGATAGTCTAGATTTAGCTGATGCTAATTTTGGTATATTTGTAGATAGAGATCAATCAATAGTAGATAAAATAATATATGAACAAGAAAAAACAGGTAAAAAAATAGCTTTTAATACTAACTATGCTAAGAATCAAAATTCTAGTGTATTTCATATGATTAAAAAATTAGCTGAACGAACAGGTAGTACTAAACACGTTACCATAGCACTACAGAGTTTAAATGAACAAGTGCTAGAAGCAATAAAAAGAAAAAACCTAGCAGTAAATAAAATAAAAGAAGTGTTTAGTTTATGTACTCAATATGAAATAAATTTAAAAGTAGAATTAATATTAGGACTTCCTTTTGATACTCTTGATACTTTTAAAAATACGTATTTTGAACTATACGAAATATCTCCTGATTTATTTATAAATGCTTTTAAACTGCTAGGACTAAATAATTCAGAGCTTACTACCACCGCACAAGGAGGAGTAAAATGGGCAGAGATACAGAATTTTGTAGAAAATAAAGATGATGATATTATAGAAAGTTTTAGATGGGTACATAGCACAGATACTATGACTCATCAAGATATTATTTCTGGTATACTATTTTCATTATTTATGAACGCATTTCATGGTGGAGGTTTTTCTAATTTATTATCCATACACAGTAGACGTAATGGAATAAGCTATAAACAGTTTTATGAACAATTACTTGAGTATTGTATGAAAGATCCTTATATTGGTGGATATTTTGAATCCTTAGATAAACAGTATAAACACTGGTATTCATCAGGGTCTGGTAATCTTGAAAGTATAGCGTCTATTAGATTTGGCGCAAATAATGATATGGTGCATTTACTTTGTAAAATTCATGCGGATAATAAGTATGATTATGTATTTGACATATTAAAACAATATATGAAAAGTATAAATATGTATGATTCTAATTTGTTTAAAATCCAAGCATCAGTACCTATACATTTTAATAAACAAGATGACTATCCATTAAATTTTAAGTATAATAATAAAAATATTAAATTAGTAAATTTAAATGATACACAGAATACTATGCAAACATATATCAATAATATTTACTATAAAAGAGAAGATAGCTTTGCTAAAGCTAAGATAATAGGGCTTGATAATATAGGAAATAACAATGACTAAAATACTATGTAGTGCAGATTGGCATATACTACTGCACAAGAAAAAAGTACCATACACTTGGCAAATGTCAAGATTCAAAAGCATGTTTGCTAAACTATTAGAACTTGAACATGACTGCGATGTTCATATCATAGCTGGTGACATATTTGATAAAAAACCAGAACCAGATGAAATCTGTTTATTTCTAAGCTACATCAATTCAGTCACCATACCCACATACATCATTCCTGGCAATCATGAAGCCACTAGAAAAGGAGAATCTTTCTTTGAACATTTTACAGAACGAAATGCTATTAAAAATGAGAACGTACATGTTTTTACGAAGAATGGACGTGCAACTGTGGGTAAAACATCATTCTGCTTTTTCCCGTATGGTGAAATGCAAGTCAACAATCTACCAGCATATGTCGAAGATGATATTTTGGTTACGCATATCAGGGGTGAAGTGCCTCCACACATTACACCTGAATATGATTTTTCCTTACTCTCCCCTTGGGGCTTATGTTTACTTGGTGATCTACACTTTAATCATCGTTACGGCGACAGCAACTGCTACTACCCTGGCTCTCCGTTGAACACTACATTTGACAGAGATGATTCACGCGAGTATGGAGTAGACATTTATGATGTTGTAGACTCACATAACTATACTCGCACATTTCATAATTTAGATTTACCTAAACTACTGCGTCGTAAGATTACAGTAGGTGAAGATATGAAAACAGATGCTAGACATCATGTGATATACGAAATTACAGGATCACTAGATGAATTAGCTTTAATATCTAATTCAGAACTACTAGATAAAAAAATGGTAGAAAAACCCACAGAAGGTTCTACACTAGATCTTAAGAATAAAAATATACATGAAGAATTAGAGATATATCTAAATCACATTAAAGTAGCAGATATTAATAGAGTGCTAACGGAGTTTAAAAGTATATATGCAAATTGATTTATCACTTAATCGAATATACTGGGAATATACACAAAATAAAACACATCTAAGACCTGATAAGTTTTATCAATGTTCTGATATATTGCCTAGTATGGGATGCAGAGCTAATGTGCCTGAATATAAACGTAGAGGCGAAAACTTTAGAAAAGATTTAGATTCATTAGTAGCTATGTTTGCTAAAAAATATAAAGACTATGAATTTGTACTTTCTTTAAGTGGAGGTATAGATTCAGAAGTTACAGCTGAATCTTTTTATCAACAGGGTATACCTTTTAGAGCAGTGTCCCAAAGACTATTTGGAGGGGTAAATGATTATGATATTGGATATGCCGCTAAATACTGTAAAGAACGATTTATAGATTATAGCATTGTTAATCTTTCTATGGACAAAATGTTAAACTATACAATACCAGATGCTATAGAACACGGACAATTTACTCATTCATATTCTCAAATAGCACTAACCAATATATTTAGTGTAGCACGAGAAAATGAAATTGTAGTGTTCTCAGGTCATAATCCTGATTTTCACAGAAAGATTGGTATAGGATGGTGGGAAGATTCTCCTAATATAGTTAAATATGCTATTGCTAAAAAACATAAATTTTTTACTTTTACCTCTTTAGAGCCTATATTTTGTCATTATGCTGCTGCATTTGATGATAAACAACCTGGTGATAAGAATAATGATTTTATCTACGATGCATATCCCCAACTCACACGAAGAATCAAAATGACAGGTTGGGAAAAAAGTGCTAATATTATACCTATACTAGAAGATACTATAAGAGAAAATAATGGCTATAGGCGTCAAACTTTTATAACTTGGGATAGACTTACCCTAAGATATTTAAGAGAATTATTTAGTGAAAATGCATTCAAGGATATATATTATGAGTAATATAGTATTAAAACAATTAAAGTTTTCAAATATGTTTTCTTATGGAGAAAACAATATAATTAATTTAAACAATAGTCGTATAACACAACTTACCGCTCCTAATGGTAGCGGTAAGTCCTCTATTGCTATGGTTATACAAGAAATATTATTTAATAAAAATGTAAAAGGTATTAAGAAAACTGATATTCTTAATAGATGGATTAAAGGTAAATCATGGAGTGCGTCTTTAACATTTACTTCTGGCTCTAGTAATTGTGGAATAATGGTAACTAGATCAGGAGCACAAACTAAGGTTAAATTTACTAAAGATGGTGTTGATGAATCTGAACATAAAGTACTAGATACTTATAAAAAAATTGCTGAAGTTATAGGTACAGATTTTGAAGTATTTTCTCAATTAACTTATCAGTCATCAACAGATCTATTAGATTTTTTAAAAGCTACAGATACAAATCGTAAAAAGTTTTTAATCAACTTATTTAATTTAGAAAAGTATATCACCATAGGCGATAAAATTAAACTTAAAACTTCAGCTACCGAAAAAGATAGTATTAAACTTCAAGGAGAACTTAAGTCTATAGAAGATTTTATTAACTCTACAACTATACCCAGTAAAAAGACAACAGTTGTAGTGCCTGCCATAGAAACTTCTATGCAACAAGAAATTGGAGTACTACAACAAGAGATTAAAGACTATCATGATATATGTAAACAAATAGATAAAAATAACTTATATATGCAAGAGTATAACAGTATAAAATTTGAAACAGGGTTACTTAGGCCAAAACCTTTTGAGCACTTTGATCAATACCAAACTCTTAAACATGATCTAGCAATACTTAATTCAGAATTAGTAGGCTATAAAAAACAATTAGCAGATTTAGATTTAAATCCTAATTGTGTTACTTGTGGACAGAGCTTAGATATTACTGCTATTGAAGCTATTGCAAAAGAACTTACTAGTAAAATTACAGAATGTACAAAAGTGCATACAGAAGCACTAGCTAAAGCTAAAGTATGGTCTGATGAAATTAAGGTTATTGAAACTAGTACAAAAGACTGGAAACAAAATCAAGAAAATATAGAACGATGGGAAACGCTACATAATATTATAGATACAAAGTTATCTACTACGTATCCAGATACAGAAGAAAGTAAAGAACGTATAAAAGAATTAACTAAAGAATATGATTTACAAGTTTTAAACTGGAATGAAGCACAAGCTCATAATGAATCCGTTGCAGCACATAATGCTAAAGTAGATGCTCTTATAGAGCAAAAAAAGGATTTTACAAATAGACAAACCGTTTTAAAAGATGATATATTAGTTAAATCAGACCAGATCAATGCGTTAAACATACTGAAAAAAGCGTTTAGCACATCTGGTATTGTAGCCTTTAAACTAGAAAATCTAACAAAAGAACTAGAAATTGCAATAAATCATTATCTATCTTTATTAAGTGATGGACAATTCCAAGTAGAATTTAAATTAGATAAAGAGAAACTGAATATTGCAGTTATAAATAATGGAGCATCAACTCCTATTGAAACGGTATCTGGAGGAGAATTTTCTAGAATCCAAACATCCATTCTATTAGCTATTAGAACTCTGCTTTCTAAACTTGGTGGCAGTAGTATAAATCTTTTATTCTTAGATGAAATTACGGGTGTATTAGATGATGAAGGCAAGGATAAATTGATTGAGGTACTACAACAAGAACACAATCTAAATGTGTTTCTAATATCTCATGATTTTACCCACCCATTGATAGATAAAATATCTATTGTTAAAGAAGAAAATATATCAAGCATACAGTAATCTCAATCCGTTGTTATTACTGTTCTAAATGTGTTTAGGAGAAGAAATGATTGCACCTGGAAAATTTCCAATTAAATTCGCTTTTAAAAAAGAATTTAAAGAACAACTAAAAAATAAACCAGTAAATTGGGGCTTTGGTGGCCTATCAGAATTTACATATTATCGTACATACGCTCGCAAGATGGAAGACACTGGTAATCTTGAAACATGGGCAGATTGCGTAATCAGGGTTATTGAAGGATCATTCTCGATTCTTAAAACTAACTCAGTATCATCATATATTACATGGGATGAAAAGCGAGCGCACAAACTCGCAGAAGAAGCAGCAGAGAGGTTATTTGAATTTAAATGGATGCCTCCTGGTCGTGGATTGTGGATGATGGGTACTCCTTTCATCTGGGATAAAGGCGGAGCAGCTCTTAATAATTGTGCATTTGTATCAACAGAAAATATTGACGCTGAAATGTCTAAATCATTTGCTTTCCTTATGGATATGTCTATGGTTGGCGTTGGTGTAGGTTTTGATACTAAAGGTGCAGGAAAGATTGCGTCGAGTATTCCAGAAGGATCACCTGAGCTAGTTAGAGTAGAAGATTCTCGTGAGGGATGGGTCGAAGCTATTTCTTGTTTAATTGATTCGTATATGGATGAAGGATCAGCACCAGTACAAATAGATACTAGTGAAGTAAGAGCCTATGGAGAACCTATTGTTGGGTTTGGTGGTGTAGCTTCTGGTCCAGAACCATTGATTCAAGGTTTTAATGGTATTAAAGGTATTCTAGAAGCTAGAGCACGATCGAATAATCCATTAATTACTTCTGTGGATATTACTGATATTATGAATATGATTGGTAAAATTGTAGTAGCTGGTAATGTGCGTAGAACTGCTGAGATTGCATTTGGTGAACCAGATGATACAGCATTTATGCGTATGAAAGATTGGCAACAAGCTGGTGTAGAAACTGGCTCAATAGCTCCACTAGAACTCAAAGACATAAGTGAAGAAGATTATGATACATACAATAATGACTGGGATGCAAGAGGTAAAATTGCAAAACAGTATGAACACTATGAATGGTCATATAAGTTTGGTGGATGGCGTTGGGCGTCTAATAATTCTATCTTTGCAGAAGTAGGTCAAGACTATACAGAAGCAGCTAAATCTATTGCTATTTCTGGAGAGCCAGGATTTGCTTGGTTAGAGAATATGCAGAAGTATAGCCGTATGAAAGATCCTGCAGACTGGAAAGATAGACGAGTCCAAGGCGGTAATCCATGTCTTGAACAATCTCTTGAATCATATGAACTATGTTGCTTAGTAGAAACTTTTCCTGCTAAACATGAAGATTACTGGGATTATCAACGCACACTGAAGTTTGCTTATTTATATGCTAAAACAGTTACTCTTATGTCTACTCATTGGCAAGATACAAATGATGTCATCAAGCGTAATCGTCGTATTGGTGCATCACAAAGTGGTATTCAAGAAGCAATTCTTAAATTTGGTCGCCGTAAATACTTAGATGAATTTTGTGATCAAGCATTTGACTATATTCAGTATGTTGATAAAAAATATTCGGAATGGATGGGTGTACCACTATCAGTAAAGTCTACATCTGTTAAACCATCAGGAACTGTATCACTAGTAGCTGGAGCACTTCCAGGTATTCACTATGCAGAATCAGAGTCTTATTATCGTACAATTAGACTTGCTACCATCTCTCCATTAGTAGAGATTCTTGCTAATGCAGGATATAGAATTGAACCAGCAGTTAGTGATCCTGTTCGTACTGTTGTAGTATATTTTCCTGTATTACATGAAGCAGGAACAGTTGCTAAAACATCTGTATCTATTTGGGAACAGTTTGCTAATGCTGTTGATTTACAACATTACTGGGCTGATAACCAAGTATCTATTACTATCACATTTAAACAAGATGAAGCAGATCAAATTGCTCGTGCGTTGTCTTGTTTTGATTCTCGTCTTAAAGGTGTATCACTATTACCTTTATCAGAACATGGGTATGCACAAGCACCGTATACTCCTGCACCTAGAGAAGAAATTGCCACATATGCAGAATCATTAGGCAATCTTGATTTTACCTTACTGAATCATGAAGGTGATAATCAAGATGCTAACAAGTTCTGTGATGGTGATGCTTGTCTAGTGTAACTTCTCCATGCCAAAAAGTGTGTACTCTCGTAAAGGGAGTATGCACTGGCTGTGGAAGAACTCAAGACGAAATTAGAGAGTGGTTTATAGCCACAGATAATAGAAAATTAGAAATATTAGATAGGATAAAAAATGTATAAAGTAACAGCATATTTTAAAGATCATAAAGTTGCACAAAAA